TACAAGAAATAATAGAGGTGGAGTTAATAATTCACAAACAGAATTTATATCTACTAATGTAGCTAACCCATCAATACAAACAGATAATTTAGCAGGTGCTGATGGAGCTACCAACAATGTCGATACAGAATACACAGCTAGTTTTACAATTGGATCTAATAAAGATGCCCATGCCTCTGGTAATAAAAGAGGTTATCAAAGAGGTGAAACATATAGATTTGGTGTTTTGGTTTATGATTTAAATGGAGATCCTGGTAATGTATTATGGATTGGTGATATTAAAATGCCAAATCATTATGACAAGGCTTGGGAGCTAGATTTAGAAAATACTGAATTAGGTAGAGATGCTACTGCCAGTAGAACTATATGGAGAGAAAATCCATATGCACAAGATTATAGAATAAGTGCACATACAGATATGCCTGTACCTGGTCATGGTGTTCAATATGATACAAGTAGTTTTGACTTTGGGTACAATATCGAACATTTAGCAGATGTTGTGTATCATGGATCTACAAACTATACTACAAATGTATCACCTCAGATGTATGGTTTTTGTGCAGGTCCAGGAGAATCGGGCTATCATTATACATTTGATTTAGCTATTGATTTTACCTTTAAAATACCACCACACGTAAGAGAAAAAATATCAGGATTTAGAGTTTGTAGAGCTGAAAGAACTGAATCAGATAGAACTATTGTTCAGTCAGGATTAGTAAATCAAGTTTGTAATTATGGAAGATCAGAATTGTCTCATGGATATGTAAAAGGAAAAGGCAATAGTTTTGATGGCGGTATTGGAGCGGAAAAAGTACAAGCTGGTGATACTGCAGCTATTGTAGCTGAAAATACAGATGAAATTTACGATAGAGTTTTAAATGGATATGCTGGTGTCAATGCTGGATCTAATAGTGTGGTTGTAAAAGATGGTGATGGTAAACCAAGATTTTTAAATGAATCTGAAAGCAACCCACAAACATTAAAAAATGTATATGGTGCTGGTAGCGGAGAGTTTGGATCATATGGCAAAATGTATCATCCAGGCTCAACTACTCCTACTGAAGCGTATGCAGATGTACACACCCAAGCAAGAGCATGTTTAATGTACAGTCCAGATAGTACATTTGGTATTAGACCATATGCTTTTTCAGGAGAAGATAAATTACAATGGGTAAGTATATTGAAGCTATATAATGAAGAAAGGATGAATAACAACGATCTTCAAGAATATGGTACATTTATAGCTCCTAGTAGTGCTCATGGATTTAATAGTTGGTCTGGTATTATATCTGCAAACTCTAGTGCTTCTGGCAATTTTACTACTATGTTGGAAGGTTCACAAAGTTCTTTACAGTATCAAGCTTTAGGAAACGCTGATAATCAAAGAGATCAAGGTTTAATATTTTCTACAAAAAAAATAACAAAAGACAATGAGTCTGGTGTTATGGTAGCTAAATGTGCTGTATTAGATACATATTATGAGCCATACGTTAGAAATTATCCTACTTATAATGGTGATGGATATACAACACAGTTATATGTTTCTATAAGTGGTGTGAATAATTATGAAAATGCTTTTTTTCACGATGTTACCGATCCAACTCTTTTTACAGATAGTTCTACTGCATTTAATGGTTCTACTAATCCAGACGCTTCATTTAATAATTTTAATTTAACTGGTATAAAATCACCTGTAAGTCGTGATGATTTTGCTTATAATTCTGCCATAAATAATGCAAAAGAAATAGGTCAAGGTGAATTTGTTCCAAAAGATTTTTTTACACAATACGTAAATGAAGATAATGGTGGTAAAGAATGGTACATTGAAAAAAGAGGATTTTCTAATTTTTCATTGGGAGCTAGATATTTATATGCACCAAATACATATGGTCATACTTGGTTGTATGGAAAAATAACGAATACAGAAGGTGTAGATTTAGCTTATGAAACTGTATCAACTTTGCAAATGGGTACGCGAGCAATACTTATTAATACTAGTAAACAAATGATGCATATGCCTGATGTTATGCAAATAATTAGGGGGCAAAGTTATTTGTGGAATAAAGCAGCTAAGCCTTTTATAGAATCGGATGGTTTAGTGTGTGCTCATTCAGCTGTAGCGCAACCGTATTATTATTATGCTAATATATATAGATTTAACGACTCTCAATATGGTGGAGATTCATTAGAGGCAATACAAAAAACAAGATGGGTAAATGCAGGTAATTTTCATCCTATTAATATAGATGTACAAGAGCATCATACTACAGTCTTGGGTGGTGATACATTTGTTGGTTTATATTCACATCAAATGACTACATCTCCATATCCTGAAAAAAGTTTTTCTAAATGGATTGTGTTCCCTTGTGAATCATTTGTTAATACTGAAATGAGAAGTGGTTTACACCTAGCTGCTAATGACCATGTAGAAGGTTTTGATCAGAATAATCCACCATTTAGTAATGATTGGTTTTACAATGATGTATATTCCCAAGAAAATAATTTAAAAAGTTATTTATCATTACAAGATGATGATCAACAATATACTGATTTACCAGTAGAAATAGCTTACTCTAAAACAAAACTATCGGGTGAACAAACAGATGCATTTAGAACATTTCCAATATTTAACTTTTATGATGTTGAGGCTATATATGGACAAATTAATAGAATCATTAATTTTCAAAATGAAATACATTTTTTCCAAGAAAATGCCTTTGGACAGTTATTAGTAAATCCTAGAACATTTTTACAAGATACATCTGGTGTTGATTCTATATTTACAGGATCTGGTGATACAATTGAATCACATCAATATATATCTATTAAGTATGGAACTAAGCACATGCATAGTGTAGTAGCAAGTGAACGTAATTTATTTTTCTTTGATATACGATATGCTAAACTATTAAAATATGGATCAGATAAAAAACTTGTAAGTGTATCTGACGATTTAGGAACAAGAGATTTATTTGAAAAAGCTGTAGCATATGGTAGATTAAAATCAGAAGAAAGATTTTATGATGCAAAAAGAGTTCATATGTGTGATATGCCACTATATCACGTTGGCATACATGGTGCATTTGACTATTCAAGCAATAGCTTATATATGACATTTAGTGATAGAGCAAGATTTGATCACCGTGATACAGTACAAAATCCAACAGAAACATTTGATCCTTATTTAGGACAAAATGTTTTAGGTAATCCTGATCAGATAATTACTAGCTCAACTATAAGATTTAATGAAGATATAAATGCAGTAGTGTCAAAATATAGCGTTTATCCTCAACAATGGATAGAACACAATGGATCTTTATATACTCCTAAGTCAAGACTACCTTGGATTTCTTATGAAAACTTTGAAGGAGAGCCTGACTTAATTGGAGGATTTAGACACTCTGATGATAATAATTTTGGTAGACGTTTATTAGGTGTATATGGATTTTCTGATAGAGTTAATATGCAGGGCTATAATTTCTATACACATGAATTATCTTCAGGAGCATTACAGTTATGGCAGTGGGAAGGCAGTGAAGAAAAAACTAGATTTTTTGATGATATATTTTTACATAATGCATTATCAGCTAGTGGTGACTTTACAGCATTTCATGCAGAAGATTCATATCCTTTTTATATGACTGGTGTAGATTCAGATGGAAATCTTGAATACGATACTGATTTACAAAACGATTTAGCGTTAAGAATAATTGACAAATCATATATAGAAAAAATTATTACTGATGCACCAGGAGAAAACAAAAAGTTTGATAACTTAAACATTGTGGCAACTGTCAAACACATTGATAACAACTCTAACAATATATTGGCTTATTCATTAGATGATGCTAATAATTCAACTGTTATAAGAAGAGGAATAGAAAATACAGATGCAGGTATGTATTTTGAAGATTTACATTTTGAATCAGATTCGTTCCCTAGAACAAGAATTGACATTAGAACAACTAATATGCCAGGATATCCGTCTGCAACTTTATTTGAAAACACTTTACATAAATATAGAGAAGGTGTTTTAAGAATACCATTACGAAATCAAGAATCAACACAAAGGGTGGTTGGTACATATTTAAGTGCTAATTTATCTGCAAGAACAACCGAAAAATTTAATATATTTGCAATAATGGCTAAATACCGTAAATCCTACAATTAAATGGAAGATAGATTTAGTATAATGAGATACATGCCCTACCTACAGCGAGGAGGGACTACACTACAAGGAATAGAAGCATTAAATAGAAGAACAAATAATGTAGTACCTGCATTTACACCGTACTCTATGGCTCCTGCACCTGGAACATCATATATGGATTTACAATCTATGAATCCAGAACCGATTGATCCATTTTTAGATTATCAATCACCAGGATTATTATCAAATTTATCTACAGGTTTACAAGTAGCACAAACTGCACCACAATTATTAAAAATGAAGCTGGGCAAGCAAACATTAGGTGAAAGATTAGGTACTAACTTAAGTGGACCTGGAGCAACTATTACTAATCCATTTACACAACAAGCATCTTCAGGATTTACTGGTGTTACTTTAGATCCATCACCTATAGGACCATATATGGAAGGGACTGCAAGTTCTTTAACTGGAAGTCAAATGGCTAGTAATTATTTTAGCAATTTAAAAGCTGGTAGTGTATCTGCAGGTGTACCTACATACATTGCTGGTAGAGTGATTAGAAGCGCATTTGATGATGATGATCCAACTACATTTAAGTTTGGTGAAATGGCAGGTGCTGCAGTATCAGGTGCAGGTGCAGCAAGTGCAATAATGGGATTATCACCTAAATTAGCGGCATTAGGTCCTGCTGGAATATTATTAGGAATAGGTATATCTTTATTTGGTGGAGCAAGAAAAAGAAGAAAAGCTAGAAAACTACAAAGGGCTTATGAAAAAGCTTTAAAAGAAAGAGAAACTGAAATAAGAGACATGTATCAAGAGTCTATCACAGAATCAAGACAAGATAGAGAAGGTGAAGCACGAGCTGCAAATTACATGAAAGAAGCATCAAAGTTTATGAATCCATATGGTATGGGTAACTATGATAAAGGTGGATTAACTCCAAAAGAAAAAACTAAGATTGCTAAAATGGGTAGAAATGGTGATACTGAATTAGCACACATAACAAAAACAGAAGAATATTTGTTAAAAATGTTGGGTGGTGCTGGTACAATAAATCCTAAAACAGGATTAAAAGAGTTTCATATAAGAAATCCATTTACAAGAAAAGGCAGAAAACATAATAGAAGACATTTTAGAAATGCCGTAAGCGCTGTAACAGAAAATGTATTAGATCCAATTATGGGAGGAGTACAATCAGGATTTGATGCTGCTGCTGATGTGACTCAATCTACTATAGAAACAGTATCAGATGTAGGACAAACAGCATTAGAAGCTACAACAGACGTTGCACAAACAGCTGGTCGACCAATATTTGATACTATGGAAGTTGTAGGTGAAAATGTTATTGAACCTGTAGCAGAAAATGTTTTGCAACCTGCATTAGATACAGGGTTTCAATTTGTTGAGGCTGGTGGAGAAGTTATACAAATGGGTATAGAAACAGGTATAGATTTAGCAATGGATACTATCGATTTTGCTGGGGGTATGGCAGGATCGGTAATGGAGACAGTTGGTGATAAATTTGTATTTCCAATAATGGAGGGTGTAGCTGAAGGCGTTGAGGGATTATTAGGTGGTAATGATGATATTCCAGACTTTAATTTACCACCATTGCCTAATATAGAAACTGTAGAAACTGTCCAAGATCCTAACATAGTCACAATAGATCCATATACAGGACAGCCTACAAAAAAAGCTTTTGATTTTAGCATGGGATCAGGATCTGCAGGATTTGTTAGACCAGAAGATATTGAAAAAGAAAATATATATTCAGAAACACAAGAATCGGTATAATGACAGATCCAGAAAAAATAATAAATAGTTTTTTAAAACAACAGCTTCAGCCAGGATATCTGCAATCTGTTATGGGTATGATAAATCCACAAAAAAATGGATTAAATTCAGAGGGTAGATTTGAGCCATTTATTGAAAGATCAGATAATGGTGGTTTCATATTAAAGCAAGGCTATTCGATTATAGGAAAGTACAAAACTTTAGATGATGCAAAAGCAAAGAAAAAAGATTTACCTGCTCTAACAGTTGATGGTGTTAAACAAAAATTTAGAAATGATCAAGTAAAAGCAGAAACTTCTGCTAGAAAATATGTCGAAGGCAAAGGAAAAAACTTTGATGAGTTACCTATTAAAAATCAATTTATATTATCAAACTATCATTTAACTGGTCATAAGAATGAAGATTTTTTTGATGCAGTATTAAATAACGATTATATGGGGGCTGTAAAAAACTATAGACGTGACGATATGGAAATGTCTAATGAGTTTTTTAAAAATGTAATGTTTAGTGGTCCTGTTAATGAAAATGATTTATCAAATACTAATCAAGCACAAAATTTTGTAGATAATATGTTGGATGAAATTTATCCTGATATGTCAGAACCAGGAAAAACTACACAACCAAAAGGAAAAACTACTCAACCAAAAGGAGAAAAAGGCGGAAAAGGTGATGTTATAGCAGAGTTTACAGGCGGAGAACTTGTAAATAATAAAGAAGATGAGATGCGAGAAGCTATGGCTAAAGGTCAAGATGATAAAGCTGCAGAGATATTTAGATCACAAGTAAAAGATAAAAATATAACTCCAGGTGAAGCTAGTCATAAAACAAATCCATTACCTGTTGCAGAAGATGGAACTATAATGGATAAGATGGGCAAGAGCACAGGGATGAAAGCTGAGGCAGGCTCAGGTATATACGATCACATAGAAGATCAGTATGATAGTAGAATGAGTAATAAATCCATACTAGACATGGTTAAAAGAAACCATGATAAATGGAAAAAAAATAACATGGATTAATGCCAATAGCTAAGTATAATAAAAATTTAGAAGCTAAAATTTTCAAAAATGAAGGTTTTAGAGAAAATGTATATGATGATGGTGCAGGATTCTTAACTATTGGATTTGGATTTACTAAGTTTTCATTAAGCGGAAAGAATGGCATACCTAGCTATAAGTTATATTGGAATGACGATGGTACTCCTACTGGTAAAATAATGACTCGTGAAGAAGCAGAGGATATTGCTGAAAAAATTACACAAGTTTATATTGATCAAGTAAATGATGCTGTTACAAATGAAAATCTTACAGAGTTTGAATATAATGCCTTAGTTGATTTGTATTACAGAAATGGATCTGGTAATATGGCTAAAAGTGGTATTATAGAATTAGTAAATCAAAATAAATTAAAAAAAGCGGCAGATCTTATTGAGAAAGGAGGTAATAATAAAATTTTACAAAAAGCAGGAGGTAAAGTTTTAGAGAGTGGTGACGCTTTATATAAAGGTATAACAGGTAGAAATAAAAGTACAGCAAATTTATTTAGAGGAATCACTGATGATGGGCAAGAGATTGAAGAACAAAAAGGAGCTACTTATCAAGTATATGATGCTAATCTTGGAAAATATACTACATTTACTTCAAGTTGGGATGGAAAAAATTGGAAACATATTGCTGAAGGCGATGACTATGCGCAAGACGAAATAGATAATATAGGAAATATGTTTGTAAGTCCAATAGGTGTTACGCCAGGTGGGGCTGCATCTACATTTAAGGAAGAAAAAGCATCTGATGGAAAAACTACAGTTTATATACCTTATGCTAGCTCTGAAGGAAATGAACAATCAGGGTTTCAAAGTCGTTTTGCTTTTGTAGGAGAAAAACCTATACAACTTACTTTTTCTGTTTCTGAGTTAGATGAAATGTTTGATGCATATTCAAAGTACAATCAAGAACAAAATAGTAATTTTAATCCATTAGATTCAAACAATGAACAAAATAATCAATTATTAGCAGAATCTACAAAAAGATTAAATGATGCTGCAAAAACGTATAAAGCAACAAGAAAACCTGAAGATAAAGCAGAGTATGAAAGAATCAAACAACAGCACGATGATCTTGTAAACACTTTAAATACAGGTACAGGTGTTCTTGGAACTTTAGTAGAAAAAGAAAAAAGACTTAGAGAACAACTTACAAAAATACAAGAAAATCCTACAGCTTTTAGTGATTCAGATATTGATGAAATACAGAAAAAAATAGATAAAGTTGCTATAGAAATTTCTATTGAACAAGGTAATCCTAGATCTACTGGACCTTTTGGATATAGTTTGGACGATATAAAAGATGTTAATTTAGATGTAAATTCATATGGATTAGATGGAAAAGTATATGATAGCACTGAACAAAAAAATAATGAGCCAGGCCCTATAAGCTCTATAAGTGTTACAACAAATATACCTGAAGTATTTATAACAGATAATCGTGATGAAGAAATAGATAAAGACAAAGAAGAGGAAGAAATTATTGAAAAAGATCCTAATGTAAAAACCGAAAACTATTTAGATGGTTTAGGTAATTTAGGAGCTACTCTTGAAAGAGGTTTAGGCATAGTAGAAGAAGTTAAAAATTTAATTGGCAATAATGATGATTTAGAATTAGCAGCTTTAGGTAAGCGTGCATATATGGAATCGTTAAAAACTATTAAGCCTGATGATATACCTCCTATATCTAATATGTATAAAGAACATCTTAACCAATTAGGGCAGCTTTCTAAAATGGGTTTTAGTGTAGAAGAAGCACAAAAAGCTAGAGCTGAAATAGATGGAGCATATGGCAAGGGTATAGAAAATGCAGTTAGAGGTACTGCTGGTGATAGAGCTAAATTTTTAGCTATGTCTGGCGTGTTAGATAGTCAAAGACAATCTGCATTATTAGACTTTGCGGCAAAAGATGCAGAGCTAAATAGAAGAAATCAAGACTCATATACAAAAGCTTTATCTTTTGCAGAAGAGTATAATTTAAATAAATCAAAAGCAGAAAGAGCTGATGATTTAAAATTAGAAGTTAGTAGACAGCAAGGAGCATCAAATTTTGCAGCTAAAGTATTTGAAACTTTACAGCAAAAACAAGCTGATGCACAACTTAATCCTATTATTAGAAAATATAAACAAATGATTAATAATAATATGTCTACAAATACACCGTTATTGCAAAATCCATTTAGTTATTTTGGAACGAGCAATAATATCTATAATCAAAATACGCAGAATAATCAAAACACTAATCAGGGGGCATAATGGACGCATACGGATATAACGCATTAAGTGGTTTTTTAGGATCGAGTAATCGAAAATCAAATAAACAAGAGCAATTAAGATATTTAGATAGTATTTTAAAATCGCAAGAAAGACAACAAATACTAGACCAAAGAGATGCAGAAGCATCACAAAAAATTATTGATGAATCTTATCAATTAGCGTTAAAATCTATTACAGGCGAACATGCTAGACCTAAAGATATATTAGACTTTAAAGAATTATCACAAAGCTTGTTAGAGCCTATAAATGAAAAAATAAGACAAGCTGGTAGTTATCAAAAAGCTAAAAGACTAGGTATTGATCAGGATTTAAAAGCTTATGCATATAAGCTTAATAATAATGATAAAGTATATCAAATGAAATTAAATGCATCAAACTATGCTAAATATTTTGAAGCTGCAGCAGATCCTAGTAAAGCAAATCTATTTCCTATTAGCGATCAAGAGTCTATTAATAATTACTTATCAGGCAAAACAGATATAATAAATTATAGAGGACACTTAGATGGTGAAATAAAAACTGATTTTATAGATGAATATAAAGTCAATGAAAGAGTAAATGAACAAGATTATGTATTAGCAAATTTAGAAACATTTAGCTCTGATTATGCATATTATATATCTAGTAAAGGTGGTTATGATAAGAATCAAGAAAGACAATTAGCAGAACATTTTAGAAACAATCCCGCTTTAATAAGTGATGATTATGTTAGAATGAGATTATTAGGTCCAGGTGGGGCTGATGCAGATTTACCTACAACATTTGGTACTGCTGAGATAGTTACATCATTACCAGAAGAACTTATGAAGTCTCAAGAAATAGTTATGGGTAATGGAATCAGAGCTGCGCAAATACAAGAGTTTGGAGGTGCAGCTAATTATTACAAACAAAAAGGTTTAGATATACATTTTGAAACTGCATTTGGAGCTTCTAGTAATTTAGATAATTTAGATTCTAAAGAAAGTATACAGTTAGATGCTGTTTCGGAATTGTTTGCTAATGATTCTAATATGAAGTTTAGAGTATTAGATGCTTATTTAGGTGATAGATTATATTCAAAAAGAAACGGCACTCTTAAGATAAAAAATGATGAAGCATTTATGGAGGAATCATATAACTATAAAGGCGCATCATTGAAAGGTGATTTAGGGTATATGGATAGAACTGCTGATGATTTGGAAATAAATGGTGTATTCTTAGGAATGAAAGCTGTTTATACTGATCAAGCAACAGGAGAAACCAAAAGTAAATTACTTGTTAAAGGAGTTAGAGATTTAGATCCTACAGATAGAGCTACATATATAAATAAGGTATTAGAAGGTGTGGCTGATGTTGAATCTGTAAAATTTGAACCAGCATATATAATGCAACTAAATGAACCAGAGTTCATAGATGATATATACTATCACGAATTAAACTTAGGTAAAGATTATTTTGTAAGTGCATTACGAGATGAAAATTATGACAAACAATTATCATTTAATAAAAATGCAAGAGCTGGTGTGGTAGCTGAAAAAGCAGATAATGAAAGAAAATCAAAACTAAAAAAACAAGTAATAGATAATCTTAATACTATTTATGCTACAGGTGATGGCGTAGGTATTGAAACATTATATCAAACACATGCACCACAAACACTAGGGGCTATGGCAATAAATAATATTGCTCCAAGAATGTTACCATATTTTATGGCTGATGTATTTGATATGGCACAAGAAGAATTACAAAGACAAAACGCAACAAATCAAGAAGCTAGTTTTTCTAACAATGTAAATATTATATTGAATAACTTTAGCAAAATTGCAGAAAAAAATCCATCTTTGTATCAAGCTTATCAGTCTGGTGATCCTTCTTCTTTATTAGAATATTATAAAGAGAACGAAAAAAATAAAGCTAAAAGAAAAGAAAGTGTATTTAAAATTTGGGGCAAATACTTTAGATAATGGCAGAAAACAATACACCACAAGAAGATATACAACAGTATGATGAAGGTATGAGTTCTCAGGGAACTCGTGCTTTTTTAGATAGTATATTTAATGAACAAACACAAGCAGATGATGCTTTAAGTGCATATGCAGGACAACAGTATGTTCAGCAACAAAATCAATTACAACAAGAACAATTAGGTTACAAACCTACTGGCGTGGGTGTTGATCCTAATGCTTCATTAGCTCCTATAGTTTCTGCTCAAGACGCTTTTACTGTAGGTGGTGGTGTTATAGGTGGTGCACTAGGTGGTCCATTAGGTTTAGCCGCAGGTATAGCTGGTGGAGCTGCATTAGCTGATGCTACAGGTTCTGAATCAATGTTATCAAGAAGTTTAGCTGCAGGTACAGGGCAACTTATACAAGGTACAGGAGATACTTTTGAATATCTTAAGGCTGTTGTAACACCATGGGATGATGATGTAGATCAGCAAACTACTATAGGTGATTTTTTACAAAGAAAAGGCTCAGATATAATGAATGCTAATACTACATTTATTCCTGAAGAAATGAAATCTGTAGGTTGGAATCAATTAGCCGATCCAAGATTTTGGGCTACTGATGTAGCAAAGCTTTTACCATATTCTATGTCATTCTTTTTACCTGCAGGTGCAGCAGCTACTGCAACAAGAATAATGCTTAACTCTAATAAAGTATATAAAGCGGCATCTACGTTTGGTATAGCAGATAGATTATATCAACCAAAGCTTGTAAAAGCTGGTAAAAAATTAGCCAAACAAAAAGGTGTATTAAAAGGTGAACAAGTTGCAGTAGAAACATTAAAGAAAACTCCAAACATTATTGCATCAGCAATAGGTGGTGGTGTCGGTGGTAACTTTGCAGAAGGAGCGTTTGTAGCAGGAGAAACATTACAGCAAGGATTAGCTGATGGTTTAACACCACAAGAAGCGCAAGCTGCAGCATCGCAAGTATGGAGAGATAATACTAATTGGATTGCAGCAGATATAGCACAGTTTGGTTTAGTGTTTGGTGGATTAGGTAGATTGACAGCAGGTTTAAGAAATATACCAAAACAAGCTAGCTTTGGTCAAAAAATATTACCATTTGTACAGGCAGGTGCAACAGGTGTAACTGAAGGTGTGGTCGAACAATATCAGGAGGTTTATCAAGAATGGATAAAAGGTAGAGCTATAGCAGATCAAAAGGGCGAAGACTTTGTTACTTTTAGTGAATTTTTCAAAAGTGATGAAATGCTACAAACACGAGTAAGTGCATTTGCTTTAGGTTTAGCTATGGGTTCTAGAGGGGGTTATGTTGATGCTATAGCTGAAAGATCGTATCAATTACAAGAAGCTGAAACAAGACTTGGAGAGTTTATAGATGATAACAAATTTGATTCAGCACAAAAAAATAGATTAAAGTATATAGCTTATACTGTTATAGATAGTAATGGTAATGCAGCTTTAGCTAAGTCAAGAGTTGAAAGAATGGTTGCTGAAGGACAAATGCAAACAGATTTAGGTGAAGACACTATAGCCGCAATAGAACAAGCAGAAGATATATACAGAACTACATTTAAAGATAACTCTTTAAGTCAAGCAGGTAGAGAACAAATATTTTTAGCTCGTGTACAAATAGAAGAAGCTAAACGAACTATAGGTGCAATTAATGAACAAAGACAAGAACAAATAGATTTTCATAATGAAACTATTAAGAATAAACCTGAAGTATTAGCAGAACAAATTGAATTAACAAACAGAGAACATGATGTTGCTGTACAATTGCAAGAAGAACAAATACAATCTAATGAAGAATTAATTACTAATATAGCTTCATTGAGAGCAGGTAAACTAAGAAAAGATGGCAAAGTAAAAAGATCATCTAAAGGGTTAACGCCAGGACAGTTTCAAGAGTTTACTACAGAAGGTTTACAACAAAAACCTACAACAGTAGAAAAGGTTGTTGATACTGTAAAAAAAGGAGCACAAGCTGTTAAAGAAGGCGTACAAAAAGGAGTACAAGCTGTTAGAGAAAAAGGTGTAGTAAAAGCTACTGGAGATGCGTTAGGCCTTGCGCAAGAAAAAGCACAAGAAGTTATTCAAAGTGAGCCAGCACAAAATTTACGTACATTCTTACAAGAACAATTTGATCAAGGTAAAAACTTTGCTAAAAAGTATTTAAAGCAAAATGCACCAAAAACATCTGAAGCATTAGAAAAAGAAATAAGTGCAGCAAGAGAAATATTTGGTGACCGTGTGCCATCAGCAGAAGAAGTAAAAACTAAAGCTAAAGAAATAGTTCAAAAAATAAAAAAAGCAAATTTAGTCGGTGCATCTGGTGCGGTGTTAGATAAAATTACAACATTTGTAGAAAGTAAATTAAAAGATAAAACTATTACTGAAACAATAGCAGATGTTGCTGGAGCCGTAGTTGATAAAACTAAAGAAGTTGGTAAAAAAGTTGTAGATAAAGCTACAGAAAAAGTTGATGAACTTACAGAAAAAGTAGAAGCTAAAAGAGAAAAAATAAAAAAAAAAGTAGAAACTGAAGCACTTAGTGATGAGGCATACAACAAATTTGTAGACACAGGACAGGTTTCACAGGGTGTTATTAATGACATTGCACAAAAAATTAAAACAGGGAAAAAATTAACTAAAAAAGAAGAGTCCGTACGTCAAGCAAAATCTGAACAGATAGAAAACTTATTAAAAGAAAAAAGTAAAAGACCAACAAAACAAGCAGTAGAAGAATCTGTAAAAGAAGAGACAACAGCAGAAGACAACACAGACAATCAAAGCCTCTATGATCAAAGTAGTGACTTTAATAGAGAAACTCCAAAAAGAAAAGATACTAACGATAAAGAACCTGCTAGATCATATCTTGAAAGAGTAGATATGGAAGAGTTTTTCATTAGAAGATATTTAACTCGTGCTTTTGAAAAAAAGTTTCCTGGTAAAAATATAACATTTACAAATAGACAAGTTATAGAAGGATTTGGTGCACCTGCATCTGCTGTATTTTTAGCTAGTACAGCTATAGTAAATCCAAGAAAAGCTATGCAAACTGATTTGATACATGAGCTATCACATCCATATTATCAATCAATAGCAGGTACACCAATACAAAAACGTCTTAATACTTTACTTATTAAAAGAAGAATTATAACACCAGGAGGAGCTGTTGTAAGGTTGTTAGATAATATTCAATATAATTATCCATTACTAACAAGATACAAACTTGGTAAAAAATTTGTCACTGGTGGAGATATATTAAATTCATTATTTAAGCAAGACAAAGAAACTTTAGAAGATGATATATCTAATTTGTTAGATACTATACAGAAGTCATCCGAATCAGGTAATACTATAGCTTATAAAAATGCAACACAATCTTTATTTTCAAAACTATCAGAAGATGGTGTAATTAAAAGATTGCAAGATAAATCACAGTTTGGTTTATTAGAAGAAGCATTTGCATATTCTAATGAAGAGTTTAATAAACGTGGAGGCATTAGAAATGTTATAGATAATAAAACAGACGCTAATAACTATGATAGTCTATTAAAGCGTATGTATAAACGTATATTTAATCTAGCTGATAAAGATGGTGGAAAGTCTGTATTAGATAAAGTTTTACCTGAAGTTAGATTAATGAACTATGATGAGGCAATGACTTATGTTCAAAGAAACTTTAACATTTTAAATAAAGACAATAAGTTTAAACAAAACTCTTATAGTAAAAACACAATGTTAAAGCAATCTAGATTTGATGCTATATCAACGGTTGGATTGTTTAGAATTATAGAACAAAAGGTAGTAGCTAAAGGTGTCAAGGGTGAAGATGCTGTACAAGAAATAGCAAAAGAAATATATAAACAAAACAATAAAACATATAATACAGATAAACAAACTCCACCATTTGAAGTAACATCTGTAGAACATGACTATCTACTTAGAAAGATTAGAGCACAGGTAGAAAGATTATCTTTTGCAGAATATCAAAGAGTTGTAGATGGACTTATACAATCTGTAGATGCAAGACTTAATCAGGGCGAAAGGTCTGATGACTCATTAGTATTTAGTTTTAATCAAGAAAATGAGCAGGTAGCAGAAGAAAACGATAAAGGCAACATATACGATCAAGAAGAAACATTATTTGGCGATACTACATCAAAGCTTATTCAGGCTTATTCTATAGAAGAAAGTAAAAAGAATGATAAAAACCCTGTAGATGTGAAGGATTTATTATCTGAGCTACATTCATTAGGACAGCAAAGTAAAAAGCGTGATGTATTTACATTTGTAAATTCTGTTACTAATAGTGATAATGCATCTGTAGCTAGATTTGTAGCATTCCTTAAATCTAAACTTAAAAAAGATGCATTTGTAGATGCTTTATTATTAGAAATGTCTATTGACTTTGCTAATAAAAAGATTGAAACAATGAAAGAGGTAGGGTTTATGAGAGGTGATAATAAACAAACCACTTGGGTTCCAGGCATATCATTTAGTAAAGACGAAGCTAGATGGCAATCTACACTAACCAAACAAGCTAATAAATACTTTAGACCTACAATACAAGAAGATAGAAATACAGTAAAAGCTATGATAGCTGCTATTGAATCTGGTAATGGTATAGCAGAAGCGCTTACATCTCTATATGGTGATTCGTCTTATTGGGCATTTATTGATAAAAGAAAACTTACAGAAACAGGTAATCAATATACATTTGATAACAAAAGATATTCTTCATTAAAACAACTATTCCAATCAAGACAAAGTGATTTCGTACAAGGTGGTGTGTTACAAATAAAAGGTGGGTTTAATAAACTATTAGGTGACTTGATAGTTCAATCAAGAGCTAAGAATTATATAACACAAGTTAATGATGTAGCAGAAAATCCTACTTTAACTATTAATAAAGAAAACTCATTGCATAATAAAAATGAAAACTATGCAACTTTAGCACAACAAAATATAGACGCATATATTTCATTGATGAAAGGTTTAGGATTTATCAACGAAGATGTAGGTAGATATAGTAATATATATGCATTAATGTTGTCTGATAGGACAGGTAAAGAACATAATATAAGTATGTTGTCTGGTGTATTTAGCACACCTGAAAATGCAAAACAAGATGCGCGTAGAAATAGAAAGTATGTTAAGATGGATAGTCAAGAGCTTATGCTTACAGACTTTAATGATTTTGTTTATGCTTTATCTAGATTTAATAAAGGTGAAACGGTATACTATGATCAACCTATAGCAGTATTTGGTGCAGCCAAAAGAAGATACTATGTTAGTACACCTATTGCACAAACCCTTAAACAAAGACAAAGGTTGTTGCAAATGGCATTAGATGCTGGATATAATGATGTAAAATATAAAGATGGTAAAAGAGTTAATCCGTTTAAGATAGTTAAAAAGAAAGATGGTTTAGCTTTAGTAGGATTAAAACAATATGCTAAAAAGTTTAAAAAAGAATTACTAAAAGATCCAGATCAAATTAAACTTAATACGCTTATAGGTGAAAAGGGACAAAAATTAAAACAAGGCGACATAGACAACTATCTTTTAAACTATTCTATTAATAAGTTTTTTGCACAAGAATTTTTTATAGGTAAACATAAAGAAAGTGAAAGTGAGATAGATTATATAAAAAGAGCAGAGGGAGCTATCAAAAGACATACGCCACACGATCGTAATACGCCTATAGAGTTTGTAGCATTTCAAGATGTAACAGACTTTGACGGGTTTAATGCAACAGATGCACAAGCATATGTATTGCCTGGTGACGGTGAAATAATTCGTAAGAAGTTTGGATCTATGCGTAAGGTTGGCAATCAATTCAAACATGTTTATGATTATGTTGAAACTAACAATAGTAAGCTTATAGGTAAAAGAACTTTTGCTAAGTTTAAGATAGATGAGATAACTCCTGAAATGGAACAAAATAGTCCGTATCTTAAAAAGATAGCTAATATATTAAGAGCTAGAAAAGAACGTATAGGCGAGTCTAGACTTATACCTGGACCAGAAGTAACAGGACAGTTACACGATTTTATACCAATTGCAACTTTTGAATCTGCTTTAAAATTATATGCAGGTGGTGAACAATATACATATGATTTAGAAAATACTACAGAAGATGAGGTTGTAGAAAGACAAGATGATATATATGTAGATGGAACTTGGGCAGGCGTGAATGGCGAAGGATTTGGTTTACAAGTAGAACTTGATAAAGAAAGACATTCATTCCATATGCCATCACAGCTATTTGGACATCATCACACTAATCTAGAAGCTGAAGAAGAAACTATGGTATCTCGTATGCATGAACTAGCAGCTAGAGCTATGGTAGGCTTTGAACAAAAAAGAAGTGGTAATGTTATATATAGTGACAAGTCTACAACTGAACAAAGACAAAAAGATACAGAGTTTTTAAGCAAACTAATAGGTGAAGAGTTTTTTGGTAATCTAAATACATCATTATCAAAATATGCTCCAGGACTACATCCACAATTGCACAAGATGCTGCAACAGTTAGCATCATCAAGAATTGTTAAGTTTGGAACTAAGGCTATGTTTGGTGGTACAATAGCTTATCAGACATCCCCGATAGGTAGAGATTTGAAATCATATATAAAAGTATCTGACTTAGTTGATGAGGTATCAGGACAGCAATATAAAAATAATCTTAATACATTGATAGAACAAGGCAAAGACTTTGTGGTATCAGAAGCTATAATACCTGCATCTGCAAAAAAAGATGGTATCAAGGTGGGTGACCTAGTATTAGGAACACGTATACCTGCACACGGTAAACAATCATCTGTAGTGTTTGTTGTAAAAGGTTTTGCAGCTGAAGGTGTAGATGGCGCAAGATCTACAATAGCTATACCATCAAGAGTATCACATGTTATGGGTGCTGATTTAGATGGTGATGCTATATACTTAAACTATGCACATATTGGTAATGTACCAGGCACAACAAAGATTAGCCCATTAGGACAAGAGGCTAGAGTGCAGACTAATTTACTAGAAGACTATCAAGTAGCAGCTAATGAGTTGTTAGACTTAAACATAAAACTACTAGGAGATATAGAAGTAGATAGTCGTAGGTATAAAGAGATTACAACTCCTATAGATATAAAAGAAGTAGCAGAAGATGCTATTAAAGCAGTTGAAAGTTTCTATGGTAAAAAACTAGAAATGGACAATCAGCTTTTACCAACAGGTGATGCACAGTTCTTTAATGACAATGTGCCTGCACAGAATATGATTGGTACAATAGCATCATTACAACGTGTATTAAATGTGATGGCTGGGCACAAAGTAGGATTTAAGTTTGGTATAAATATTAAAGGTTACCAAGAAATAGATTCATTAATAGATAGATTTGATGAGGGTAAACCAGAAGGCGATGCATTTACTGTAGCACAACTACTTAATATAGTATTAGATAACGCTAAGTATCAATATGCTAATAAGCTAGGATTAACTCCTAATACAGTAAATATATATACATTCTTAGCTAGAAATGGTATAAGCATAAAAGATGTTGCAACCATAATGAATCATCCTATTGTTAAGCTATACGATAAGCATAGAGGCGATCAATCTATTATGACTACTACAGATACCAATCAAGCAATAAAGAACGCTTACAAAGAGTATTTTAATTTGGTAGGCGAAGCAGGCGCATTAAGTGCAGTTAAAAAATTTAGTAGATCTGGTGATGTTAATTTAGATATATCAAAGCTTAAAGGTAAGAACAGACAAACAGAAGAAGCTTTGTTTGATTTATTGTATAAAACAGAAAAACTAACTGATGAAATATTTAGTATTGGTAAAGCATTATCTGTACACAAATCAATACCTCAGCACGGACACGATGCACAACAGTTAATAAATACTATTACGGAGGATAATGCTAATAGCTTTATTAATCCTAATACAATAGATAACTTTAGATCAGATCCATTAGTTAAACACGCTATTGACTTATTGCAAAAACAAGTAGATAGACAAAAGTCTACATCGTTTATGTATACGCCAGAAGCAAGACAAATTATAGAATATATACAAGATACTAAAAAGATTACGCTTGATTTTACAAGATACGAACATAGAAAGCTTATAGACGATTATTATTTAATGAAAGTAGCACAAGCTGTACCTGCAGTAAACTACAATAATAGAACATTAAAAGAAGTTTATAATGTGCTGGAAACGTATAGTCAACAACCTGGATCTAACTTTGTAAAAAAGTATTTGTTGTTTAGTAATGTAGAAGGACAAAGTGAATACTTCCAAAACAATATACAGATTAGTCCTAATGAGATTAATAAATTTTCTGTAGAAGAAACTATACAGCAGGCACGTAACGAGTTTACTTTATTACCACAAGAAATCAAAGATGCGCTACTACAGTATGATTATATAAAAAATGGTTTAGGATTTAAAGGCAAATCACTAACACCATTGTTTGCTAAAGACTACGTTAGAAATACATTTGGTTTATTAGATCAGTTATTAGAAACAGAACTAGATAAACAAATAAGCATTGAAGCTAGAGAGATAGTAGATATGTCTAATGAGCTTATACGTAAACACTCTAATATATTTAAAAAACAAAAGAATGCAGATCTAGCACAAAAGCTTACTAATAAAATAAATGCACAAAAAACTGTAGAACCTGCAAGCTCAGCTAAACTTAAATTAGATAAAAGAGAGTTTTACCAAGATCATTTACAAGAGCTTACACAAACATTAACCTTTGAAGAGTATTTAAGATTTACAGGGTTTGATCCATTGAAGTTAGATAATGCTGATAAGCCTACACTTAATTATTTAAGATCAAAGTATGCTCGTTATCAAGACTCTGTAGCTAATGTAGAACAAAAAGAAAATCAATTAGGTGATTTAGAAAGATATTCTATTGAAAGATTAACTAAAGAAGCTAGAGAACTACAAGATAAAGAAGATGAATTAGCATCGCCTAGATTGTTATATAAGCTACATTTGACTATTGGTAAAAAGGCTATGAAAAAACAAGCCGATAAACTTAGACAAACCAAACCAGGATTTAGAGAAACAGATGAAGATATTACGGTAATACGTAAATGGTTTGGTGCAAATGATATGACATCTAAAAGACCTGAGATACAGCTAATGCTCAATGAAATGGAAAAAGAGTACAGAAAGTATGTAAGGGAAGTTAAAAAAATAGTTAATGAAATTGATGTTGTTGATAGAGCTTTGATAAGAAGTAAATCATTAAAGGGTGTATTTAATAGAAGAAATAGACAGCTTGAGATATATGGTAATATGTTTAACATAAATCAAGATGAAAGAGGTAGACAGTCAGGTATTAGTTTAAAAACACAATCAGAGTTTAATGCAACTAATCCATCACAACAGGAACGTGACTTTTATAATAAGTATTTAGAGATTACTGGTAAGTATCGTGATTTACTTGGTAAAGATGGTATGGGTGAGTTTTATATACCACACGTACAAATGGGTAATGTAGAAGCTTTATCTGCTAGAGGGTTGCTTGGATTGTATGCAAACTATTTAGGATCTACTACTAACATAGATAGTGTTATGGTAAAAGGCACAGGTGCTGATGGTAAAGCTACAAATATGACATTTGGTGAGTTCAAAGAACTTTATCTTACTGAAGGTGGTGAGTTAACTATGAAGTCAGGAAGAAGAATATACGAGTTACGCAAACTTAAGAAACAAGCAGAACAAAGATTAAAAGAAGGTGTAGGTTCAGATGGCAAAACTATTACTGCTAGTGACTTAGAAATGGATACACTTATGGGTAATGGTTTATTCTCTAGATTTAATGCTGGTAGAACTACAAGAGCTAAAGAGCTTACTAGTTTTAACTTAGCAGAAAACTTAAGACAATACGTTAGATCTATTACATTTATAAAAGGCACGCCTAAAGTAAATGGTGAACAAGCTTTTGAAGGTATGGAAAATATGTCTACTCTTGTTGATGGTGTTATAGCTGTTAATAGAAACATGGGTAATGTAAACTCAGCAGAGTATTTAACTAAAGTATGGCGTCAAAAGTTTTTGCGTAATCAATCACAAGTTAGTCCGTTTGGTCCTACATTTGATAAAGCTACAAGATTTATGGTTAGATGGACAGCACTTATACATTTAGGGTTTAGTGCTGCTGTAGGTGTAGGTAATATACTAGCAGGTAAATATCAAGAGCTTAGAGCTAAAGGTGGTAAAAACTTTATTAAAGGTGAAAAACGTTTTTGGACAAGTTTAAAAGGTAGAAACGATTGGGCTGCTATGGACATATTAAAAAGACATAGAGTTGTAGAAATGTCATTTAGTGATGTAGTAGGACAAAAAGATGAGTTTAGTAAAATAGAATCATTAGCATTTTTGCCTATGGAATTATCTGAAAGATGGATACAAGGCGCAGCATTTCTTGGAGAGTTGTCTGAAGAAGAATATCAAAAAGCTTTGAATGACAAAGACTATATGATAGATGAAGAAACTGTAATGAAAATAAACGCTACTATAGCTACTATGCATGGTGAAGGTTATACACAGCTAGATCAAAGACTACTTAGTATGTATTCATTAGGTATAGCTGCACAACAATTTAAACGTTGGTTTATTACATTGGTTTACAATAGATTTAAACCTGAAGACATAGATAGGTTTGGTAGAGAGTCAATAGGTTCTTACAGAGCAGGATATGAGTTTGTAAACAGAATGTTTACTGGTGAAGCTAAACTGTCTGAGCTACAGGAAGAGTTTAGAGCGTTACCAGAGTTTAAACAAAGAGCTATTATATCTTTACTTAATGGATTAGGTATGACTGCAATGTTATTATTAGTTGGAGCTATGTCTGATGATGAAGATTTATATAGTAAAAATATACAAAAACTAAGCAATGACGCTTTAATATTTACAGATACAAATCGTTTTGTAAATTATACATTGCCACCAGCTTCTATAAGTACAGGGCGTAATGCTATGCAGTTTATGAGAGAATTATCTACCTTTGAAAGATTCAAAAGAGATAGTAAATATGGTGATTCAGGTGACTTGAAAGCAAGAGGTACGCTTAGAAAAATATTACCATTTCAAGATGTAACAGAAAAATTATTAGAAAAATAATGTTAGGATTAGGTGTAGGATTAGTAAAGAATAAGAAACAAGGATCAGCTTTTACTGTAGATAGTTTATCTGAGGTTATAACTTGGTTAAAAGCAGACACAGGCATAACAGAAACCTCTGTAGGATCTGGTGTAGTAGCTAGATGGAGAGATAATGTAGGCTCTGCTGATTGGGTTTCTAATGCAGCAACGAGACAGCCATCTGTTTCTGGTACAGGAGTAAATACAAAATTAACTTTTGATGGTGGTGATAGATTGTATCAAAAAGAATATAGTTGGAACACTACTGATGATACTTTTGATTTTGATTTTTCGCATGATGTATTTGATGTTATGAACTCAGGTGGTACAGGAGGTTTAACTACTTTTGCTGTAATGGAAGTAGATAGTTCTTTAGGACAAACAGCACATATTTTATTAGGTGAAAATCATTTTGTAGATGATGGTACGCCTGGTTCTGGATTTACTGCAAGAACTGATATAAGTGGTTTTGTAATTATATATACAAAAGGTGATTTTGTTAATGTTGCAGGTATAAATGCTGGTGCAACATCTTTTAATTCAGGTACAAACGCTGGTGATGAATTTCCTTTGGATCAAAAGTTTTTAGTTACAGTAGAATATGCAGGAGGAACAAATGGTGCAATAACTTTAAGAGTTAATGGAGTTAATAAACCATTAACTAATTCCACAACTGTCACTGCTGGTGTAATAACTACAGGTGTATTAGGTTATAATACTAATGGAATTAAAGGCGATCTATACGAATTAATAAATTGCAGTAGCAAGTTATCATCTGACAATAGAGATTTAGTAGAAGCTTATTTAATAGATAGACACAGTATATCGTAATGAAATATTTTAGAGGAACAAAACAAGAATGTCAAGATTTAATAAATAGATTAAATAGTTTATATGGATTTCCTAATGATCATACATATAGTTTTGGCATAGAAGAAGAATACAATAATGACTATATAGTACGAATTAAAGATAGACATATCAACGATTTAACTAATGATGAAAAGTCTAAAGTAGAAGATTTAACAATTTAATTTTATATATTTGCATAATGGCAAACGTGGATCAATTATTTAGAAGTCAGTTTGGACAACAAGGTTCAATATTTACTGATGCAGACGGAGAAATAAAACCTCCTAACAATAAAGTTTTTGTGGCTATACAGTTTGTAGCTGATACAACATTAGATGCAAGTACAGGTTTAGTATCAGATACTGGCAATGATGGTTTAGGTTTTCCTGGAACTAACGCTTCTATACATGATGGATCAACACAGTCTGCAGTAGCAGGTACTGGTGGTGATGCAATAGATGCAAGTAATACATTTCCTGCAGGATTGACTATATACGGTAGATGGACATCTATAAACATAGCAACACCAGGAGCATTAATCGCATACATAGGTAATTAATTATGGCAAACAATACAGATTTATATAACGCTACGTTGGGACAGTATGGCTCATCGTTTATTACAGGTGATGGTGGTACTGTGGATTTAAATGGTAGTAGTGCTACTATGTATGTTATAGCAATAACAATGCTAGCAGACACTACATTTCAAAACTTACAAAACTACAAAGGACAAATAGGATCTATTAGCACAGTAACTGCAGAAAACGATCACGATGCTAGATTTGGAGCGGCAGCAAACGCTACAGATATAACTACTTCACATACTTTTCCAAAAGGTGTAACAATATTTGGTAAGTGGGATTTTGTTGAATTAAATAGTGGTACATGTGTTTGTTATTTTGCTCCGCAACCATTTAATCTTTCGTAATGGCTAGATCATTAACAGTATTATTTTTAATTTTGTTAATGTCCTGTGCTACACCAAAAAAGTGTTGTTCACAAATATTTAAATTTTCTACATTTTATGTTGCAGCTAATGGTGGCACATCATTATCTGATAGGGATATTTATTCTATAGATGGAAGTAAACTAGACTATGATACCATTATAACTCCATATGACTATTCTTTGTCTATGGGTATAAGAAAAATACAACGATTTGGATATGAAGATAGAACTACTTTCAAAGATGGTACTGAATCATCATTTAGCGATGCTGCTAGCGTAGGTAGAAATCCTTTTGAATATTTATTTCAGTTACAATATAAAAGACAAGAAGGCGTAGAGTATTTAGATCAACATCATTTTATAAGATATGTTAAATCTAAATGGTTGTCAAAAGTAGAGTATATTGTAGATGGTTTTGCAGACATAGAATATTTTGAAAGTACACAAAGATTAAGATTAAACGGTAATAAAAAAATATCTTTTAATATTGGTGCAGTACAAAGATTAGCTGAGCCATATGGCTTTGATCCTTTAGAACAATGGATGTTGTCAACAGGAGATATACACTATACACAACTTGCAATTAATGAAGGATATGAAGTAGATGTATATGAATCTGAATATAAAAATCCAAATGGAGATATTGTTGCAACTAGCTCTGATGTCTGGAATCAAGTAGTAATTCCACAAGTATTAGAAAACTATGTATCAAAGAAAAGACAGGAGTTAGCTAATCAATGGCAACACTCATTAGTTATTGGATTTGATTTTTATCATTATAAAAAAAACTTTTGGTTACATTCTTGGGGTAATTTTATGCCATATCATTATGATGATGGCGGACAATATTCATATCACAATTTCAATGATGGAGAACAATGGTATGACTATTCTGGTGGTTTAATTTTTGGTTTGAAAATTAATAAACATTTAGGTACCTTTGTAGAGGGCAAATATAATAAGTACTGGAATAGAGAGTGGTACGATTTTAAATTTGGAATAAATTATATAATATTTTGACATGGCAACTGAGATTGGTAAAGACACCAAAATAAAATTAAGTTTAGAAACAATAATATCATTGGGTGTTGTATTGGTAAGTATGACAGGAATGTGGTTCACATTAAAGGGTGAAATAGCTGAAGCTAAAGAATTACCTATAGCTCCAGATCCTGAAGTTACACGTATGGAATTTGATATGAAAGATCAAATGATACGTAATACAATTATGAATACGCAAGAAGATGTTACTGAAATAAAAGCCACGTTAGAAAAAATAGAAGATAAACTTTATAAGTAATGGAAAAACTGGCAGTTGTATGGAAAATGCTGTTGATATATTTGTTTGTATTATTTTTATTGTGTGTCTCTACCGTTGCTTTTTCACAGATAACAGCGATACATTTTAATGCAGGTTTTAATGCAAATAATGATGTATCTTGGTTTACAAAACTAAAAGATTGCAACAAAAAACAATTATTAATCGAAGAGAACAATAATCAAACTAAGTATAGTATTGCTGTTGTTCCTACAATAATTATATTAGATGATGGAGAAGAAATTAAAAGATTTCAAGCAGATCTTAGTTTCAAAATGGTCGCAACTAAAGAAGAAGTTCAAGAGTATATTGAAGAAATTATAATTAGTAAATTTTGATATGCAGTTGTTTTTATCAAATTCATTAGTAGTACCTAGCACTAGATCTTTATCTTTAGCTACTATATTTGAGACTGCTATGAACGCAAATGTTTCGCCTAAGTTTCAACCTCTTGATGAAAGTTTTGGAGTTTTTACTAAAGCTTCAAATTCACAAACAGCTTTTGGTTCTACAAATTATATGGGTTTGGGTGCAAATGCAAATTCAGGTGCATGGGTTCATGATAGAGGTGGCACGGCATCTTCAAACACTGGTCCTAATGGATCGCATGGCGGAGGATTTAATACATTGGGAGACATTGATACAACTACTACTCAATCTAGTGTTTCGCATCTAGTCTATGAATCTAGTGCACTTAGTGGTGCATCAGCTACATATTCACTTTCTTTAGGTCAAGGTGGCGCAGGAGCTATTAGAGCTTTAAGATCACCAGAACTTGATTTAAGCGAATTTGATTCTGTGGAGCTTACAATGTTTGTGCATTTATTTGGAAGTACATTTGGCGCTTCTGCAACAGGTATAGGTGTAGCAGTAACCACTGATGCTGATAGTTCAAGTAGTGCAGCAGAGGCAGGTTCAGGTTTAGGATTTACAAGTAGAACAGCTGGTGGTGCAACTTTTAAAGTTATGCAAGATAACTCACTAACAGCTGAAGATTCAACACATACTAATCAAGTGAGAATAGGTTCTCAAGGACAAATACAAAGTGCAGGAAACGAGAAGTATAGATATGTTACTGCAGATTTATCAGCTGCTGCTGGTCAATCAAGTGTGTATATATGGTTAGCATATTTTAGTGTAATAGGTGCTGGATCTAATAGTTCATCAACTCCACATTTTAGACAAGATGCTGCTGTAGATAGTTTTCAAATTAGAGGTTTTAAATAATGGAGTTTATACAAAATAGATGCCCAAATTGCAAAGATGCATTTGATGGCAAAAGATTATTAAGAGAAAAAGATGTTGTTATTGTAGATTCTAATAATGATGTAGTTGCTATTTTATACGATAATGTTAATCTTGAAGGCGGACAGTTATATGAATCAAATGAATATAATACATATGAAAATATAAAGTATTGTGAAACAAATTGGTGGTATGAATAAGTTTACAAAATTCTTATATGCTTTTATAATAGTTGTAGTATTTAGTATAGCTACAGCATTTGGACAATGTCCTAATGGAACATATGTTAATATAATTATAAATCCTGATCAGTATCCAGAAGAAACTTCTTGGGCTATTATTACAGAATTAGAAGATACTATTATCTCAGGTGGACCTTATGTAGATATAGTAGACTATTCACCTCAAGTAACACAATTATGCATACCTAATGGTGAGTATATATTTAACATAGCTGATCAATATGGTGATGGTGTACAAGGTAGCTTATGGGGTGGACAAGACGGATCATATTATGTAGTACATTGTGGTGACACTATAGTACAGCCAGACTCTGCTAATTTTGGGTATGCTGCTTTTCATGGATTTACATTAGAGGATTGTGCGCCACCGCCACCTGTGTATGGATGTATGAATGAAAATTTTGTAGAGTTTTTACCTGAAGCAACCATAGACACAGGAATGTGTTTTACAGAAAAAATATTTGGATGTACAGATGTAGAGGCTTTTAACTATGATAGCATAGCTAATACAGATATACTAACAGATAGCTGTACACATACACTAGAATTAACCGACTTAGCTGGAAACGGCTGGGCTGGTTCTTTTTTACAAGTATTTCAAGGTGATAATTTTTTAGGCACATTTACTTTAGAAGATGGTTTTGATACTACTTTTAATCTTGAATTAAGTATATCAGAACCCGTAGGTGTTAAATTTAATATTACGCAACAATCAGATTTTACTGCAGTTCAATGTGGATATAGTTTATATTCAGAAGAAAATGTAGCAATAGAAATAGAAGGTGGTTTTGTAAATCCAATACCACCATTTGTTATATTGTATGGCGAACCTGGTTGTGGTGATAATTGCATAGAAAAGACATATGGCTGTATAGATCAAACAGCTTTAAATTACAATGATAGTGTTAATACTGATGACGGCAGCTGTTACTACGTAGCTGGATGTATGAATCCGAGTTACATTGAGTATAACGAATTAGCAGACTTTGACGATGGATCATGTTCAACATTAATCGTTCTTGGTTGTATGGATTCTACAGCCTTGAATTATAATCCTGAAGCTAATGTAGAGCTTGAAGGATCTTGTATTGAAGTTGTAGAAGGATGTATGGATGATGGTGCGTTTAATTATAATCCTAATGCTAATGTAGATGACGGTAGTTGTATACCACTTATTTTTGGATGTATAGATCCTACTGCTTTAAACTATTGCGATAGTTGTAATACTGATAATGGTAGCTGTATAGACGTTGTAAATGGTTGTACAGACTCTTTAGCCCTTAATTATAATCCACTAGCCAATGTAGATAATGGTTCTTGTATATTGCCGTTAGAGGGCTGCACAGACATTACAGCTGTTAACTATAATATTAATGCAAATATACCCGACAGTAGTTGTTATTATGAGTCTAACTGTTATGCAGACGTTCCGCACTATATACCTAACTCTTGTTTTGAATGGGTAATTAGTATTGATCCATATTGTTGTGATAATTTATGGGACAATACTTGTGTAGATTTATATAACTATTGTGAGGATGGTTGGAGTGGACCTACTAATTTATTAGATTATAATCGTATTGGATTATCAGTTTATCCAAATCCTACAAATAATACAGTATATTTTAGTAAATTTGTAAATGTGCAAGTTTACAATTCAATAGGTAAACTTATAATAGAAAAAAATAATATTAACTCTATAGATTTATTACAGGGAGTTTATCATATTATTATTATGTATGATAATTTAAACTATAGAAAAACCATAATAGTAAATGACTAAGTCTGAATATTATTATGACTATACTAGAAATATGAGTGAAGAACAAATAGAAAATTCTCCTTGTGGTAAACCTTGTTGTAACAACGATAAAAGTTGTGAATTAAAAGATGGATCATGCTGTAATACACAAGACGATACTGGTGCAGAAAATTGTACATACGAGGATTGCTGTATAAATAAAACAGATGATTAGTAAATTAGCAGGCGGTTTGTTTGGTAAAGTATTAGACAACGCAGAGGGTATATTAGACAAGGTAATTACAACTGATAAAGAAAGAGATCAGGCTAAGATAGAATTACAAAAGATAATGTTAGAAGCAGAACGCGAAGCTTTTGCTAAAGAAGTAGAAGATCGTAAGTCTGCGCGAGACATGTATAAAGATGATGCTATTATACAAAAAGTATTAGCAACATTATTTACAGTCGCATATTTTGGTATTAGTTTTGTTATGTTTCAGCATTTTGTAGGTGGTGGAATTAACATGGGTGAGTTTGAAATAAGTTTTATTTCTACTATCTTTGGTGCTATGTCAGCTAAAGTTAATACTATTATTGACTTTTTCTTTGGGGGGAGCAGCAAAAAAAATAACGCAGATAATAATGGCTAAGACTCCAGCATGGCAACGTAAAGAAGGTAAAAATCCTTCAGGTGGTTTAAATAGAAAAGGTGTAGCATCTTATCGTAGAGCTAATCCTGGATCTAAATTAAAAACTGCTGTAACCACAAAGCCTTCTAAATTAAAGAAAGGCTCTAAAGCTGCTAAACGTAGAAAGTCATTTTGTGCTAGAATGAAAGGGATGAAAGCTAAACTTACATCTGCTAAGACTAGAAGAGATCCTAATTCAAGAATTAATAAATCATTACGTAAATGGAATTGCGATCATGGTTGTCGTTTTCCACTTACACAACATAGTTAAGATATGGCAAAGAAATCTGTAAAAGCTCCTGCTGGTTTTCACTGGATGAAAAAGGGAAACAATAACTATAAGTTAATGAAGAATCCTTCTGGTGGTTATAAACCACATAGAGGCGCATCATTGTCTGCTAGTTTTGATATACAAAAAGTACATAAATCTAAAAAGAAATAATAATGCCTAAAGATGCTTGTTATCATAAAGTTGTATCTCGTTACGGACCTAAGACATCTGCTTACAGAAGTGGTGCAATGGCTAAGTGTCGTAAAGTAGGAGCTGCTAATTGGGGAAATAAATCAAAGAAAAAGAAAGCCGCACACGGTATGAAAGTAGAATATAGTGCTGGTGGCAGATACGCACAACACGATTAATATGGCTGTAAGAAAAACAAAAGCTGGATTAAGATTAAAGCGTTGGTTTAAAGAAGACTGGCGTACACCTCGTGGTAAAAAAGATTATAGTGGTGGCGAAAATACTTTTCGTCCTACAAAGCGTATAACTAAAGATACGCCATCTACTTGGTCTGAGCTTTCTAAATCTGAAAGGGCTAGAGCAGCAAAAGAAAAAAAAGAAAAAGGTAGGGTAAGTAGATATAAAAAGAAAAAAGCAGAACACGGTATGAGATATCGTGGTGCAATGGCTGACAAAAATATGTGTTGTTGTGGAGCTAGAATGTCGAGATTGAATGAGCAACATAACTGATTTAAATATGAAAGAGCTTGATTTGGCAATGAACAATGGTTATCACATCCTTATGGGTGACATAACTCTAGATGACTTATTGTCTAATTCTTCTCGTCAAAAGTTATACATTTCTTTTGATCCTGATAAATTACAAAGTAATGATTATTGGGATGATATAATTAATAATATGATTGATTATTTTATAGAAACAGAAGAATATGAAAAATGTGCAGAACTTAAAAAATTATTATAATGCCAGTATTAACAACAATTGATGGTGTACCTTTATACACTACAGTACAAGAAGCTTTAAATTATGCTTCAGATAATGAATTAACAGGCTATCATACACACACGCATAATGGACAAATTGGCTATATGGGTGGGCAAACACACGGACAGGCTGCTACAGCTTCAGCAGGTTTTGTTGAAGAAGTACCTGTAAGTCCTGGACAAGATTCAAATATTATACCACTTTCATCACCTAGTGGTAGTGGATATTAAATATATTTATTACTTTTGTAAAATAGAAAATTTAAAATAAAATGGCACAAAATTATACATTTAACGGTAGTCTAACTATGACAGCAAATTCTGCTACTGGTTTTTCACAAAGTATGAGTGGTAGCACAACAATTAATATTACGGGTGTAGATCAAATTGCATCAGGTAGAATTGATTGTGCTACTGGTTCTGATGCTACAATAATGGCAGCACCTGGACATGGTAGAATTTTATACGTTAGAAATATGGATGATACTAGTACTCTTGAAGTTTATGAGGGTGCATCTAGTGATAATGATGTTATAGGTGTATTAAAGCCAGGTGAGTTTTTGTTTACAATTATTAGAGGAACAGGAA